GATTCGATTAAAGCTATTTCAGTTTCTGTAAACATAATTGAATTGTATATGCAATAAGTGAAACAAAACAAGCCATAAAAAAGTCTTGAAAATAAAAAAGTGCAAACCAAAAAGATAAGCACTTCATACAACTAACTGCGGAATATATCGCATCTGTGTATTTATTAACCTCAACTTGTAAGAATAACCTATCAAATTGAAGTTGTAATGGCTCAAAATTAGCAAACCACCACGCAAAAGAAATTAAAAATAGTACTTCCATATTTGCAAATATAAAATATTGTATTAAAGACGTGATAAATTGTTCAAAAGTTATACCCAATTCAATGCAATCACGCTAATTTGTTAATAAGTTATATCAATTATGGTATAAATTCTTTACATTTTTGTTTATAATACTCTGCAAGTTGTTTCAATTCATCCTTTGTGTACTTTCTTGTAACGTATGCACGTTCACGTAGCATAGTAAATTCATCTGCTCCAATCTTGTTTTCTAAGTGTATTCCGTATTCAATTAGATTTCCACTCAAAAAAGTATTGCAGTGTTCACATTGTAAGTGTACATTCATCTCATCAAATCGTACGTTTGTATGTGTTCCTGCTGAAAAATAGTGTCCAGCATTTTCTTTTTTTGGTTTCTTTTGGCAACTAATACATACATTTCCAGCATCTCGCAAACGAATATACTTGTTAAAATGCGTTTGAGTTATCTTAAAGTAGTCTTGAAGTGTCATTAAATCGTCTTTTAATGCTTTCTTACGCACTTTCTTTATCTTTTCAAGGTTCTTTATTGCTTGACGTGTTTTGGTGCATACGTAACACAAAGAATCCGTTGTTCGATATGGTGTGAATATCGTTTCACATTCCTTGCACTTCTTTTGAAAATCGTTTTTATATTCCATTAGTTAAATTTTCGTTTATCTTTTTCAACTGCTCTACTTCTCTTGTCAACTCCATTACTTTTTTATGTTCTGCATATAACAATGTTTGGTATTGTTTGTTCTCGTCTACTAAAATGTTAAAAGTAGTTCGTGCGTCTTGCAAAAAATCAAAGTGCTTTTGCATTGACTCAATTAAATCTGTTCTATGTGCATTCTTTTTTTTGATATCGTCTATTGAAATCTGCAAAGATTGCGTTAACGATTCAAAAGTTATTGATGCTTCTATTATTGCTATCTGTTTCAAAATGGTAAATTATCAAATGAATTATTTGGCACTATTGCTTTTGTACTTGGCAAAGTTAATCTTTTTATCACATCTTTACCACGAACTTTAAAACCTAAACCAAAATTGTAATCAAGCATTATTGGTTCGTTTAATAGTGTTGGTTTACCACCAGTATCGGTGTCTTTAATCTTTACTACTTCAACCATTGTGTAATTCCATAAATCTGGATGTTGTGTTAATCTGTGAACTACTAAAAAATCGTCTGCTTTATTTGCAAATGCTTTACCGCCCTCAATGTCTGACTTTAATGGTGGCATAACGTGTCCAGACCATCCGTGCTTTTCTGGATATACTGCCGAACGTCTTCCACTTGCTGAACTTGGATGAGCATTTATGTAGATTGTTTTACCATTCTTTGTGAAGTGCTTTAAATCGTTTAATACATCGTAGTTTGAACTATAAGACATTGGAGTTTTTAAACCATTGAACGGGTCGATTAAATGTACATCGCATTCTGCTTTGTCAAAGATGTTTAATAATTCATCTGGAGTGTATCGTTTGGTATTATCTACAAACTTAAACGAGTCTTCTAAAATTGTTTCGTATCTTCTAACTTCGTTGTATGTTAAATCCATAAACTTTTTACCAGAATACATCTGTATTAAGTCACGCATAACTTTACCTTGATAGTTCTCATCCATAAACAAACAGAACTTTAAATTGTGATTTGTTGCTAAAGCTAAAAAATACCATTCTAAAAAATATGTTTTACCTACGTTATCGTGTCCTAAAATTATATTTAGTTGTCCTTGCTTATGTACAAAGAAATCGTCTAAGTCACAACCTAATTTTAAACCAGTTGGAATCTTACCATCTAAATAGTCGTTTAAGTATTGAGTACTATGTCCGTTGTTTAAAATCATAATTCATTATTTAAAAATTTTATTAATTGTTCTCTATTTATTTGTTTTGTTTTTCCTGTTTGAAAAGAATGTATTTTAACATCGTTGTATGGTTCATCTCCATAAACTACAAAAGTTTTAATTCCAATTTTAGATAATTTTTTCAATAAAATTTCTTGACCAATAGATAATTTTTCTTTTGAATGTTTTGATTCTACAATTTTAATGTCATTTTTTTTATAATCATTAATTATTAAATCAATATTATTAACAACCATTTCTTTTTTACAATATGTAGCTACAAATTTGTTTAAATCTGAACCATAATAGTTTTTATTTATAAACTTGTTTTCTATTTGTGGATGATTTTCTTTCATTAGAATAAACTTATTTGATTTTGTGCAACTTCTTTCCAAGCGTCTGCATTGAAATTTAAAATATCTAAATCTTCTGTACTTTTTTCTCCTATAAATTTATAACTTTTAGTTATACTTTCTTTTCTTAACTTTAATCCATTATCTTTTCCTTGCTCAATTAATTTTTCATTTGTTTTTTTTATTTGTGCTATATTATTATTTTCAGTTACTAATTTCCAATTTTTATTGTTATTTTTCATTCCTTGAAATAAAGAAGGATTTGAAGTTTTTATATACAATGTTTTATTAATTGATTTATATAAAGAGCCAAAATAATTTAATATTTTTATTCCAATAGATAAACCTTGATAATCTGGCAAAATAACTAATCTACTAACTCTAAAAGCATTGTTTATTGTACCACTTGGTAAAGGCAAAATAGCTATAAATCCAACTGGTTTATCATTTAATGTAAAACAAAAACATTTTGCTGCCTTGTTTAATTCTTGTGTTAAGTAGTGATGTTGTTTGAATACTTTCCAAGTTTCATATCTACATCGAAATATCGAAAGTTCAATTTTAGGTCTTTCACGCCTGGCGTATTCGTGTCTTTCAACACGCCCTTTAAGTGGTGAATATGTCCAATCTGGCATCAACCATTCCATAATATCAAAATGACAAGACGCAACAACTATTTTTTTATTAAATTTCTTAATATATTTTTGAAGTGCATACGACATAGATTTTGCAACATCTCTATCTACTACGCTTGTATATTCATCAATCAATACAACTTCATTTTCTTTTGCTTTACCAATTTTATAAGCTAATTCTGCTCTATATTGTTCTCCATTTGACAATGTGTGAAACGGTCTTAACCAAGTTGGTACAGAAGACAAACCAATTGAACTTAATAACATTGTAGCTTCATCTGGTTCTAACCAATCAAAATTTGAAATCAATGCTTTATCTTTATCAAAATTAATTGTTGTTAATTGTCCAAATTCTTTTAACAAAGTAGTTTTACCAGTTCCTGAACCACCATAAATTACACCAATATTCCAATCAAATCTTTTACATTCTCCAAAATTCATTGGTATTTCTACAATTGTATTTTCTTTATTTTGTATATCAAATGATTCAAATACATATTCAGTAAATTTGTCATTTATTATTTTAGACTCTAATTTTATTGTTTTCATAATTTTATCTTTTATGTTTCATTCCTACTTTTTGAATAATATCAATATCAATTATAATTAAATCTTCTTTTTTATTGATTTTTTTAATTGATTTTCTATCTTCAATATCTTCATATATTAATTTAGTTTTTAATTGTTCGTATGGATGACTAAAAATAACATCTTTAATTATATGAATTTTGTTTTTACTGCAACGAACTTTTAAATTGACTACTGCAATTTCTCCTTTTTCTAAAATCATTTATTTAAGTTTACTTGTTTCATTACGTGATTCATATAATCATCGTTTACACTTTCTTTAGTGTCAAATTTAGCACTATTTTTTAACCAATTGTTTAAACGTCTTGATACATCAAAAGAAGTTTGTTTTTCAAATCTCATTTTTTTATCGTTTGTACCGTGTTCTGTCCAATACAAATAAAACTCGTTTAGTATATCTTTAGAATAATCTTTTTTATAAATAGCTAATTGGTTAGCAAAATTCATTTTGCGTTCTGCTATACTAAGTATTACTTTATCATTAACATTAACATTAACATTATCATTATCATTAACAGCCATTTTTGCTATACTTGAAATGCGTTTGCTATCGTTTGCTATGTTTTGCCATCTTTTATCTGCTCCTGCTTTACCTGCAATGCTTCTGTTAACCTTTGTTTGTTCAAACTTTTGCAAATCACGTTTCAATTGTTGTTTGATTGGTGTAAAAGCTAAATTAATTATTAAATCATCTGTACTTGGATTTTCATCGTTTACGTACTTCATAATAAATTTGATTAATTGTCCTGCTTTTTCATCTGGTAATTGTTCAAACAATTCTTTTTGGTCTGCATAAAGAATAAATCCTTTTTTATCTTTTGCCATAATATTTATTTAATAAAAAACCCCTATAAATCCGTAGAGTCTCAAGCTACTTCATTATAAGGGTTAATTAAAATTCCTTCTGTTGCCTATATTTGAGACTGCAACAATGCAAATATACAATATACTAACTACTTTTCATCTTCAAATAATTGAATCTTTTGAACAATTTTATCAATTTCATTAACAATATCAACCCATTTTTGAGCTGAATCTGCTGGTAGTTGTTCGCTTACATTCTCAACTATCTTTTCAATCCACGTGTAAAAGTTTTCGCAGCGTTGTTTAAATTCTCGTTTGTAGATTACTTCGTGCGATAGTTCGTCTAAGGTGTGTAAAATTGACTGCATCTGTAAAGTTAACGCTAAAGTCAAGTCTAAGTCTTTTCGTTGTTTAGTGTTCATTGTTCTAAGTTTTCGTTAACGATATCTTGTAAGCCTTCAATAATGTTATTTTTAGAATATCCAGCAGTTAACATCAAGTTGTAAATGTTACGTGTAAATTCAAACACATCTTCATCATCGCAATCTGTTTCTATTGAGTGTTTAACTCCGTATTTTTCAATGTATGCTTTCATAGTTACCTTGTTTTTATGTTTAATTTTTTAAGGTTTTACCCTTATTTATAATTCCCTCGTCTATCTTCGCAGAACTGAATCCAGTTGTCCATTGTATCACAATAGTATATAATGCTTGGGTGCTTATCCGCTTCTTTCAATGCTTCTGCTTTGCTTTCTGCACTCACTATCATTCTATCAGGTTTTCCGTTTGAAAGCCAATATAAAATTACATACTGCTCCATATTATTAATCCTATAAATGCAATAAATACGTGAATAGCCAATACCCCAATTAAAATACTATCAATATCTTCTTTAGGATTTAATTTTTTATAAGTTATTACAACTCCTATCAAATAAAAAATAAATAATAAAACGTATCTCATAATCTTTTAGTTTTTAGTTTAAAAATATCGGTTTAACCACCCACCGAAAAGGATAATACTAAAATGGTAAATCGTCTTGCTCTTGTTGTGCGAACTTCTGCGATGCCGTTTGAAGTGGTTTTTCTTGCTTTTCAGCTACTTTTACATCTCCATTGGTATAAACTACTTTGCCGTTACCAATATAACGCTTAGAAGTCTTTAAATCACGCTCTTCTTTTGTTTGCGATTCTGTTAACCCTACGTTGTTTCCGTATTGGTCTGTTGAATCATTGATTGAAATTGTCAAGTTTAAATACTTTCCGTTGTATAACTTGCTTTTGTCGATTTTTGTTACATCAATTGATGCGTTGATAAGTGTACTCATTTTACTTTGTTTTTATTTGTTTAAAATTAATAATAATTCTTGATAATACTCACGTGCAACTTCAATTCTTTGCTTTAATTTTTCAATGTCCGCTTCGTTGTATTCTACAATAAATCGTTTGACTCTTAAATCGTTTGGTATGTGGTCGAAATTGTGTAAACTTTGCACCGCTTCACGCACCAGTAAATCTTCTTCGATTAGATTCAACTTCCAATGCTCTTTACGTACTTCACTTTCTACAATGTCAAATGGTGTGTTTGTAAGACAATAAACCAATTCAGCTTGTTTGTGTCCAGTAAGCATCATATAGCCTTGCAGTTGCCAATAGTAAGCCTTATTTTTAAGTTCTTTGTCAAACATTGGGAACGTTGCACCACTCCAACTACATTTAATATCAGCTAATAAAGTGTCATTAACCAAATCTGGTGTGCCTACAATGTAATGATTTTTAAACTTATCTTCGTTCTTTAAAATCCAATTCCAGTCTAATACTTCAGAAGCCAACTCAATAGCTATATCTTCGTTTTGGTTTCCTTTGTCAGTATAGCGTGAACTAAATTCTTTGTAGATACCTAATTCTTTCTCTCTAAACATATCTTCGATAAGCGTCTTTGCAGTAGCTGACAAAACCTCGCTTTTTGTACGAGATTCTGTCATTAAATTGCCTAACTGCGAACATCTAAATAGTAAACTCATAGCGTTGCGAATGTTAATTTTTGTGATTCTGTTAACTCAAATTGCAATAAGTCTTCTTTCTTAGCAAGACCTTTTCCTATTGCTTCAATTGCTTTGTTAAAACGATCATCTGTGATTGTTCTTGGCTTCTTTACTTGTTCGCCACCAGCGTCTGTGTCTTTGTCTGTTACAATACCTAAAATAGAACTTAATGCGTAACGTCTAAAGTAAGTAAGTTGACTTCCGTATACCTGAAACTCATTCATCCCTTTGAGTGCGACATCCTTAAGCAATGCCATTTTAGATTCAATCGTTTCTCCAGATTCAACGTGAAACAAAATAGTAGTTAAATTCTCGTTTTCGATTAATTGTGTAAATCCTAAGCCGTGCTTTTTTAATAGTGGATTAATTACGCTAAAGATTTTTGGTAAATCTGCAAAGGTATAACCATAACCTTGTGTTGCTTTGTGAATCACTGGAACTTCTTGTTGAAATTCTGCTAATGCTTTAAATAAATTTTTCATTTTCTTAGTTTTAAATTGTTAATAACGTATGC